AAGATGAACTGTATGATGGAGAGAAGGGGATACAGGTATTGCCAGTCTTTTACAAAAGACAGTATATAGAATGGCAAGATAGAGGTGAGAGTAAGGGAGCTCCGGTTAAAATTTATGATGCCGGGGACGACATTCCTCAAACTACAAGAGACAAAGGTAATAAAGATAGATTAGCTAACGGTAATTATCTTGAAAATACTGTAAGTCATTTTGTAGTATTACTTGGCAAAACTCCTACTACAGCGTTGATTTCTATGAAGGCTACTCAATTAAAGATTAGTCGTAAATGGAATTCAATGATGATGGGAATTAAAATGCAAGGTAAGAATGGCCTATTCACACCGCCAACATATAGCCACATTTATAAGTTAAGAACTGTACAACAGTCTAATGACAAAGGTACTTGGTTCGGCTGGGATGTAGCGAAAGTTGGACCTGTCAACGATAAAGGGATTTATGAGATCGCCAAACAGTTTTCTAAAAATGTCGCTAAAGGCGCCATTGAAGCAAAACATGGTGAACCAGAATCCAAAAAAGACGAAGCACCGTTTTAGAACATAGTCTTAGTGGACTATTAACGGGGCGAGAGCGGGAGACTTAACTCGCCCCGTTTTATTTAAAGGATATGAAAAATTTTATTGATTTATTTTCCGGATTAGAAAGAGCTCATGGCTGTACGTACGTCGAAAAGAAAAGTTCTGATGGCACAAAAATTAAAGGAAAGTCATTTGTTAAAAGAGAGCCGGTCAACAATAAACTTTGGGAAGATCATTTAAAAGGAATTGAACCTAGTCTAGGCATCATACCCATAGATGAGAATAATCAATGTCGTTGGGGTTGCATAGATGTTGATAAATATAATTTAAATCATAAAAAAATAATCAATCTTATTAACAACCATCAACTTCCTCTGACTTTATGTAGATCGAAAAGTGGGGGAGCTCATATCTTTTTATTTACAACGGTACCTGTAGAAGCCAAACTGATGCGAGATAGACTAACTTCTATTAGTGCTTTTCTAGGATTTGGTAATGCGGAAGTTTTTCCAAAACAGGTTGAATTAAAATCCGAAGATGATACAGGAAATTTTCTTAACTTACCATATTTTAATTCAGCAAAAACAACAAGATATGCCTTTAATTTTAAAGGCGAAGCTATTACACTATCGCAATTTTTTTTAGCAGTAAAAAGATTAACCCCAGAAGAATTAGAAAAATTAGAATTAAAAAGACCTCAATCAGAATTTAATGATGGTCCACCTTGTATTGAATCACTTACTCAAAACAAATTAAATGATGGAAGAGATCGGGTGATGTATCAATACATCCAATATGCCAAACGAAAGTGGCCAGAAGAATGGACAAAACATATTAATGCTTTTAATTATAAATACTTTGACCCACCCCTAGACGATAGAGTTATCCAAGACAAAATTAAATACCATGAAAAAAGAGACTTAGGTTTTAAATGTAATGAAGAACCTATGTGTGATCATTGTGATAAAAAATTATGTATGACTAGAAAATTTGGAATAAGAGGACAATCTTTATTCCCAGACTTAAGTGATTTACAAAAGATAAATCTAGAAGAGCCATACTATTATGTGAACGTAGATGGTGAAAGAGTTAAACTTAAAGATACTTCTTATTTACAGGAGCAAAGACTTTTTCAAAGAGCAGTCATGGAACAAGTTCATAAAGTTCCACCCACTTTGCGTAAAAAAGATTTTAATGACATGGTTAAATTGTTATTCACTAATATTGAAATTATTGAAGCACCAAAAGGATCGTCTAAAGTAGAACAACTCTTAGATCATTTAGAAGAGTATTGTACTGATCGAACAGCATCCGGTGCAACGAAAGAGGATATGTTATTAGGGAATGTATGGACCAATGAGGGTCAACACCATTTTATTTTTAGAGAATTTTATAACAAGTATTTACTTAAAAGAAGATGGATAGAAAAATATGATGAAACACAAATGTTATTAAAAGATAAATGTGGCTGCGAAATAATAAGAGAAACAGTCGGTAAGAAAAAGAAAGCTATTATGATCATTGATGAATTTGAAAAAACAGAAAACGTATATAGACCCAAAGAATTTAAACAAAAGGATGCGTTTTGAAAACAATTGTATTAGGTCCACCCGGCACTGGAAAGACAGATACTTTATTAAAAGAAGTAGATAAGTATTTAAAGAATACCGACCCTAATAAAATTGGTTACTTTTCCTTTACTCAAAAAGCAGCTTACGAAGCAAGGGATCGAGCTATAGAAAAATTCAATTTAACAGCAGACGACTTACCTTATTTTAGAACTTTACATTCACTTGCCTTTAGAAGACTTGGAATTAAAAAAGAAAATGTAATGCAGCGAAGGCATTATGCAGATATAGGCAGACAAGTAAATCTCCATGTAGACTATAACGAATGGGATGATGAACAAACAGGATTGTTTACCACTAACAGTGATTACTTAAGGATTATTCAATTAGCACGATTGAGAGGAATTACTCCGGAGCAACAGTACAATTTAAAAGAACATTCTCATGACGTCTCTGTAAGAGATCTAAAAAATTTAAGTAGTGAATTAGAAAGATATAAAAAAGCTAAAGGCTTAATTGATTTTAGTGACATGATTGTAGAGTTTATCAAATCAGACGCCTCTCCTAAATTTGATGTTGTCTTTATTGATGAAGCCCAGGATTTATCCAAAATGCAATGGAATATGGCAAAGACTATATGGAATAAAACAGAAGACTCTTTCATAGCTGGAGATGATGATCAGGCTATCTTTAGATGGGCCGGTGCAGATGTTGATTCTTTTATTGCTCAAACAGGTAAATTTTTAAGATTAACCGAATCACACAGAGTCCCTCGAGCAGTGCATGATATTGCCATGGGCATTGTAAAAAGAATTTCTAAAAGACACCACAAAGAATGGGCACCTAGAACTCATCAGGGAAAAATTTCTCACTATCATGAATTTCAAGACGTGGATATGCGTACAGGGGACTGGATGGTATTAGCTAGAACACGTTACATGTTAAATGAATTAGAAAACGTTTTATATTCTAAAGGTCTTTATTATAAGAATAAATTTAAAAAAGGATATGAGACAGATCTTTATGAAGCCGTAATAGATTGGGAAGAATGGAGAAAAAACAAAGACTTAGACCACGAAAAGATAAAACGAATTGCCTCTTATATGTCTCCTAAAAATTATCAAAAAGAAGATTTACAATATCTCGATAAAGAAAAATTATATAATATTGATAGCTGTAGTGACCGGCATGGATTAAGAACCAAAGCAGTTTGGTATGAAGCTTTTGATTCGGCTCCAGAAAAACAAGTTAAATATATTAGAAAGATGAGAGAGAATGGAGAACTTTTAAATAAACCGCCGCGTATTTTATTATCAACGATTCATGGTGTCAAGGGAGGTGAAGCAGATAATGTAGTTCTTCTTACAGATTTAAGTAAGAATACACAAAAAAATATGGACCGGTATCCTGATGATGAAAATAGATTGTTCTATGTGGGTGCAACACGAACCAAGGACCATTTACATATTATTAAACCAAAAGATATTTATAAGGCGTTCAGAGTATGAGTGTGTATAAAAAACAAATCGGTGGGTCCCACTACAAGAACATGAAAATTCAGCCGAGCAAATTTATTAATGACAATAAATTGCTTTTTGCAGAAGGAAATGCTATTAAATATATCTGCAGACACGCACATAAAGGAGAAGTACAAGATTTGGAAAAAGCAAAACATTACATTGATATGATTATTGAGAGAGATTATTCCTAATGCAAATTCCTCTGTTCAAGCCACAAACCGAGTGGCTCCCGCCGGAAGAATATCCAGACTTAAGTCAGGCATGTGAAATTGCTATTGACTTAGAAACTAAAGATCCAAATTTAAATGTAAGAATGGGCTCAGGCTCTGTAATAGGAGTCGGTGAAGTTGTGGGGATATCATTAGCGACAGAAGATTTCTGTGCCTACTATCCTATTGCTCATGAAGGCGGAGGTAATATGGATCGTAAGATAGTTTTAAAATGGTTACAAGATGTTTTAAATACTAAGTCCGATAAGATATTTCACAACGCGATGTATGATGTCTGTTGGTTAAGATCTATGGGTTTAAAAATTAATGGTAGAATTATTGATACCATGATTGCAGCCGGATTAGTTGATGAGAATCGATTACGTTATGATTTAAATGGAGTCTGTCGAGATTATATTAAAAAAGGAAAAGACGAATCAGCTCTCTACGCAGCAGCC